GACCAAATTGCACTTTTGACACAATTGCCTCAAATTCCATAATTCATCGCTCCCGTTCAGCCTCTTAGGTATCACATGATCAATGTGCATCTGGCCTTCGGTTTGGCCACACATCTGACAACATCCATCACGCTTCAATACAGCTTCTCTGATCTTACGCCAACGAGCTGTGCTGCCGCCTTTCCAGTTGCGTGACATCAATGCCACCCATGCTTTCGCCAATGTGCCAAAGCACCATTGCAAATCTTGCCTTGATACCTGTGATGTATGTATCGCAATGTCCAATCAATCATGCGAAAGCCATCGAGGTTTCGATACTTAGTGTTGCGCATCTGGCCTAAGCCAAAGTGATTGCCATTGGGATTGATTGCTTCTACACGCCAATTGCTTTCTTTTGTGATCAATGTGTTAAAGCATTGGAATTCTTTGTAGTTCACAATTCTTGAGTGTGCATACAGCTTCAATGAATCAATCGATGGTTTAACTTCTTTTGTTGCATTAGCCGGTGTTGTTCCCACAAGACATAGCACGGCCAAAACCATCAAACATCGGCCGCGAGCTATCCGGCTCACCGGCTCGCTACCTCGTGTAGATGGTAACGATGCTGTCAAATACCGAGCGTAATCTTGGGCGATTCCAACAGGTTTCGCACACCTGTGGACAAAGCCTGTGGATAACTTAATCACAATGACATCTCTTCAATTCGAGCATCATCAACAATCTTGATGCCAAATGTTCCACAGCTCATGCATTGTGCAAACCACTCATGCTCTGTTAGCTCTGCACCTTTCTTGAGGCCATGGCGTTGCTTTGGTTTCCCATACAGCTTTGAGCAAATCGAACAATCAAATTGAAGGATGTGCATAATTGCTCCTTTGTAAAGTCTCAATAGGTTGCAGATTGATTTGAGGCACCGACCAATTGTTTTGTGATGCGTTTCGATAGCGTGGTTTCTTTGCTATTGATACCGGCATCCAGCCAACAATGTGCATCTTTGGTGCGTTACCGGTAACTAACACAGCAATGTCTCGATCATGTCGATCTGATTCCTGAATCCACAAATTGCTGTTTGGATTGGCTGACCATTTGACTTCAATGTGTTCGCCCACATCAGCTTTGGATTTATCCCATGTGATGCCCGGTGTGTACTCATAACCCAATCGCTTGGCCACCACTAGCTCAGCCAACATTGATTCGCCCATTTGTGCCACATACTCAAACCATGACAGATTTTTGACGATGCGTGAGCTGTGATCAGCTGATCGATCATGGCAATGTTGAATTGCTGCAATCATGCATTGCACTTCCTCGATGCGATCTATCATCGGCAATCACCACAAAACCAAATGATGTTGTCTTGCTTGTCATAGCCTTTTTGGTAGCCAAAGTGATCCAATCGCTTTAGCTGTGAGCATTTGTCGCATTGCTCTATTTTGTATTCCTCAATGATTTCGCCATTGCACATCAATAGCGCTTTCATCTCTTGTGGATAAATGATCTCTACATAATCGCTCATACTTGTGGCTCCCATGTTCCCGTGCTGCGCAATACATACCAACGAGGCGTGCATTGCTTCTCTTTGATTTTCTCGCTGCAAAAGTAGCCGCCCCATGATTTGGGTGCATCTGGCTTGCTTTGATTCCAGCGCATAGATCCATGTGAGCACGATGGCACGGCATCGGCTCTCCATGCAGAATCCTCTGATGATCCAAATGATGGTGTGCCTGCCTGCTCAGCTTCGGCCGCTGTTTGATAACTCGGGACATCGCCATGTTTGGTTGTCCAATAATCATAATCGGCTGCCGGTGTTTCACTTTTGACCAATGCCATGACCTCTTTGGTGGCCTTCTCGGTGTTGCCCATGACCAAAGCCATCACACGCATCAAAGCTGATGTGCAAGTGTCCTCGATCATCCAGCGTTTCATTTTGTCTGGATAAGCTGCGAGATAGCCGTACGCATAATCAATGCCAGCTGGATCAATTTCGGTTTGATTGCGAAATGCTTTTGCTTGTACCAGCACATAACCTTTTTCGGCATTGAATTCGATGATGTGCGATTCGAGCCGACCTTGTGGAAATGTTGCAATCCAGCGATCTGTGCGCTCTTTGTTGCCTTCGTACCCATCCATAAAAGAGGCCATCATTTGACCTTCCGATCAGCTGATACAGCATGGCGTGCCACGGCTCGGCCTCTTGTATAGCCTTGTCGTTCGCCTTCCTTAAAACCGACCGAATAGGCCATCACAGCCCATAAAGCACCAGCGATCAAACACATGATCACAATTGAGATTTCGTTCATTGTCTTGCTCCCGATTCTGGGAGCCGCGAATCAGCTCCCGAAATAAAGAGTGACAGGCAAAACCGACAAGTTCAACAATCACGCTCAAATCGTGGCGTGTCGCTACTTCTTTTCCTCAATGAGCTGTGTGTACAGATAATCCAAACGAGCTTCTATCCGCGAAACTTGATCCTTCAAACTCGAACCGGAATTCGGTGACAGCTCGCTCATCACAGCTCTGATGATGATTCTCATTGACGAATAGACAGCTGCCAATGTCGTGATTACAAGTCCACCAACAGCTGTCCACTCGCCCACACTCACTTTTTGATGCCTAAAGCGTGATCGTTAGGATTTGCCCAACGAGCTAAAACTGGCACAATTCCAGCGATTAAGCCCATCGCCAAATCTTTGGGATTTGTGTTTCCGGTCATGTACACGGCCAGACATCCAGCCACCGCGCTGCGCATCCATGATGCTGCCGCTGCCTTAAATTGCTCCATCATTTTTCTCCTTTTGGTCGATCCGGCAAATCACCGGAAAACGAGTCATAAGTTGGTCGGCCGTAACCGACTACAAATGACCTTGCTCCCAAAGTTCTTGATTTAACCATAACCTCGCCACCATTGCGCTGATCGCCACCGCCTGATGTGTTGCCTTCAATGGTCACAATTTGTTTGTCTGATACCCGAATTACCAAACCAATGTGATTGATCGTGGTTTTGTCATCGATGATAAAATCAAAGAAAACAAAATCACCAATCTTTGGCTCGGTGTGCCATTTTCTCATTTTCTTAAAAGCATCGGCTCCAGCTCGTGTGCTGACTACATTTGGCACATCCACTCCAGCTTGATCGGCACACCAATTGAGAAATGATCCACACCATGGCAGCTTGTCGGCTTTCATGTGTTTGCCATACTTTGTCTCATTGTTGCCGGTTTCAGCTGTGCCCACCTCAGCGAGCGCAACCTCAATCAAACGCGGCAATGTGCCTTGTGGAAATGTCACAATCCCAAAGCTTCCAGATCATCAATTGTCAGACCCAATGCAGCCAATTTGGCTTGAGCGGCAGCTTTGGCTGCCTCGGCTTTTTCTAATTCTGCAACCTGTGCAGCATCGCTTGCCTGTTGGCTTTCGTATGCCTTGAACTCGGCTGCGGTCATTTCTCGATCAATAACTTCATTTGTAATTGAATCATGAATTCGGATCATTGGCTTTGTCATTATTTCACTCCCCAAATTGTGTAAGTACCACCGCTAAATGTTCCGCTGGTGGTTGTAAATGTGATTCCTGTGATGGCATTTGCTTCCTCTAAAACGATGCTTTGGAAACAATTGACTCGACTTGGGCCAGCCAATCCCAAATTTAATTGAGCGGTTTTGCCGTTTGTTGCCGTTACATTGAAAACCTGCAATGTTGTGCTGTTTCGATTGTCCGATGATGTAGGTATCGCAAACAATGAACCAAATTGCCACTCAATTTTGTTGTCGGCACTTGTTGTCCGGTTAGCCGATGCAGCTCCATTGATTGAATACATTTGATTGGATTGATAAGTGCTTGTGCCACCCAATGTGATTTGAAAATTTGTTGAGCTGGTTGAGGCAATTGGATTTGCAACATTGACCACTAAATCACGATACCCGGTAAGAGTAAGTGAAACTGTTGTTGATGCACCGGAAAGCGTGCCGGTTGCAAGCTGTGTAAATCCACCGGATGATGGTGTAGCCCACTTAAGACCCGTAGCCGTACTAGAATCCGCCGTGAGCACAGTATCGTTTGCTCCCACAGCGAGGCGAGCAAAAGTGTCTGCACCTGTACCCGGTACAAGATCACCTTTTGCATCAATAGCTGTTGCCATCGAGTTTGTGATTGTGACATCGCCTGATGTGCCACCGCCTGAAATACCTGTGCCGGCTGTGACTCCTGTGATGTCTCCGGGATTAGGTGATGTCCATACAAAATCCATGTCTGCATTTGTGTTTTTTGCCAAAATCTGGCCTGTTGTGCCACCTTTGAGATCAGCTAACGATGTGTCCACCGCTTGACCGAAAACCTCAAAATCGGCTGGCAAATCCGTGACCAAATCTGTGGCCGTGGGCATTTGCCAATTGAAATTGCTCGTTGGATTGCTCATGTTTTCTCCTTACGCCACAATCGTGGCATTGATCCAATCCAATGTTGGATTGATTGTGTTCCATCGCTCTGTGACCGGCACATCGTTCCAGCGCATTGCCTGCAACGAAAATGCAATTGGTGACAAAATCAATGAAATGCTGACCTGATTGTATCTGGCCGAAAATGTCCAGCCTTCAACGAAACCCAGAAAATCGCCTGAATTCATGTTCAATGGTAAATTAGACACATTGACTGGCATCCCCATGAAAACGCTGATCAAGTCATCACGGTCAGCATCATCAAGTTCTGGATTAGTTAGCTCAAATGTGATGTTGTTGAAATTAAATCGTGGATAAGCTCTGAGGCTTAAATAGAAATCGGCCTGATCTTGAGCATCGGCAGCATTGTGCAATGTGGTGCTGATGATTTGTGCCAATTCGCCATACAGGCCAATGCTGGTCGTGTCTGAGGCAGATTTTTCGGCTGATGATGTGGCGTTGTATTTAAGTGTAATGGAATTTCGCACATCGCCTGCCCGTTGCTGGATGCTCAAACCCGGTGCCAATGCGTGATTGGCTGTGAGATCAACATACCCGTTGGCTGCCAGATAATTTGTGCGATGTGTACTGTCAGCATAGGCAATTTGGCCGGTGCCGGATTCGTAGATGTAGCCCAATCCAGATGTTGCCAAAGCTGAAACCAATGAATAAACATCCGTGCGTGAGCTTGCTCTAGCTGCCAGCTCATAATTGCCTGGTCGATCAATTTCACCCAATCCAGAATTCTGCGCATTGTTCCATTGAGTGGTTGCTGGATAGGTTGCCCATGTTAAAGCTGCCGGCACCTCTTGCCATGAATCAAATAAAACATTTTTCAAAACATCGTAAATCTGATCACCATCAAATTTTTTTGACAAAACGCCATTTGTCAAAGCCTTCGGCAATCTAGCCAATGCACCCAATGCAATGATGCTTATGCGCTGTGCATAACTCACATTGCCAATCTCGGCCACGGAAATTGATACCTCTACAACAGACCCACCAAAGATTGGCACAAATGTTGATGTTGAATCTTGCAATTCAATTGTGAGTGAATTGTTGATTTCAATTGGAACAATTGATTGATCAAGGTTGATAATTTCAAGGTTTGTGTATCCGGCAGCTGCCTGCTCATAAATGTTGGTGCGGCCGCTGGAGATTGTTAAATTGGCCAAAATAGCGGTTTGGTATTGCACGCCGCCAATCGTTACACGCCAAACAGGATTGAAAATGGTCATCAGATTGCAACCAAAGCTCCAGCACCGAGCGTTCCCCGGTAGTAAGAATTGTTGAGTGCATCAGTCACAGCTCGGCTGAAACCTTCCTCATCGATGACCGAGGCAGCTTGTACATTGATCACGATTCTTTCAGCTGTTGAAAGCCCACCGGTGGCCGCTGATCGTGCAGCTGCGGCTGCCTCGCGTGCCACTCTTAATCTTTCGGTTTCTGCCTTCAATTCCTCACGCCTTAAAATTGCAGCTTGCATGGCTGGTGAATAAGCTGAAAGTGGTGCGCCTGTAAAAGTAGGCGAATCACCCGATGGAGCAAAGACACCACCCGGACTGTCAAATCCTCCGGGTGATTCAACAGGTGTGCCTGCATCAAAGCCCACACCAGCTTTGAGCGACTTATCATTTGAATCGCCAAAGAAAAAGCGTGTGACTGGGTTATCCTTGATGAAATTCACAAATTCTTTGATTTTGGTAACTGTGTTTGAAATGAAACCCACAAGCTTTGAAAAGCCTGTGACAAGGCCAGCGACAATTGTGCCAACGGCCTCAAGTGCTTTTTTGAAAACACCGCCCAAAAGTGGTGCCAAATTTTCTTTGATGAATTCCCACACTTGCTTGAGAAAACCGAGAAAAGGTTTTAATTCCTCAGAATTATCAGAAAGTGCTTTTTTGATTTTATCAAATGCAGATTTCAAACCTTCAAGAATCGGGCCAACAACCGAGCCGATTGCCGGTATTACTTCGTTATAAAGAAATTTCCACCATGTTGTCAAAATCGGCAAAAGATCATCCCGGATTACCTTGACAATCTGGCCAAATGCTGGCCCCAAAGTCTTGCCCAAATTATTTGCAAAATCTGTAAGTGCTGGAATTCCTTTGCTCACAATGTTGCTTACCAATGGTGTGATGGCATCCAGCACATACGATCCGACAGTTTCTTTGGCTTCATCAAATGCCACATTGAGCCGTGCCATTTTGCCGGCAAATGTCTCAGCTTGCTGCGATGCCTGACCTTCAAAAGTCTTTGAAAGCGCGGCAGCGGCCGCATCAAAATCTTTTGATTTGATGATCGAATCATCGATGCCCACACCGAGTTTTTTCAAAGCTCCTAAATTGCCATCGTAAGCTTTGCCCAAAGCCTCAGAAACAGCCTGCAAATCTTTGCCCGTACCAGCTGCAATGTCCAAAGCCAATGATTGCAATTCTTGTGCTTTTGTCGCATCTTTTGTGGATCTAATTAATCGATCCAGCGATGGCCGCAATTTGTCATCGGTGATGCCATTTGCCAAAGCCGTTTCGGTGATGTAGTCCTCGATGGCTTTGATTTGGTCGTTTGTTGCACCTGTGACATTTTTGAGAGTGGTTGCCAATTTGGCTTGAGCGGCTTCATCCTCGATGGCTGCCTTTACTCCATCGACCAGCAATTTGCCGGCATAAACAGCTGCGGCTGCACCAGCTACGGCAAAAGCTGCACCGGCCTTTTTGGCAAATCCACCAAGTTTGTTGCCAAAACCTTCGACTTCATTTGATCCTGCACCAAGATTCTTTTTGAGGTTGTCAATGTCAGCCAAAATGGAAAGTTTGAGTGTCCTACTTTGTCCGGCCATCACCACTCCTTCAAAATCTTTGTGAAAGTATTTTCCCACTCATTGATGATGTGTGGCTGTTCGGCACGCAATGTCGGATAGATAAAGTATCCGCGCGACCCTCGACCTTCACGGCCTGACCACACCGGGAATTGCTTGTACTTATTTGAGCCGAATTCGTAACCGCCCCAAAGCTGTTGAGTTGTACCGCCACCGCTGAATTTTTGAGAAACAAAGCCAAATGACAATTCACCAATTTTGGAGGATTTGCTTACACGCGATCCTTGAGCAATACGAGTGGCAGCCTTATTTGGTCGGCTTCCAGCTGATGAAATGATTTTGGATTGCACATAAGTGGCCAAACCATTTGAAACGGCTTTGGCCTGTGACACAGCTGTTTCATCCATGCCTTTGAAAGCCTGCAAAATGCCACGCAATTGAGCCTTGTCATAGGTGATTGACTCAGTTGCCATTTCTGATCCTTAGTATCTCGAAAGCGGTTAAAATGTCCTCAGCTGTTTGAAACTCTGATCTTGACAATCCCGTATCGATAGCCAATTCCCAAAGAATCCGGTTTATTGATCCGGATTCGTAACTTTTGGGTTTTCGGTTTCTCCCATGTTTATGTCAGTCACAGTCTCGCACCAAACCTCAAAAGGCTTCACAGGCTTTCCAGCTGATTCGCGCTTCATTGCGTGGTACGCCAAAAACATCAAATCAGCAATGCCCAATTTCTCAGATACTTGCTGAATTGTGTTTCCGGTTTTCTGTTCCCATTTCATCCACTCCGGTGGGAGCGCGGTATAGGTTGCACTCTCCCCGGTGGTGAATTCAATTGTGATTGCTAGTTTCATGCTCCCGATCTCCTTTGTTAGCTAATTGTCAAAATTGGTGTTGTGACACAGGTAAATGCTAATGACACAGTTTGTGCATCTGGTGCTGTACCTCCAGCTGACGGCAGAATTGGCTGAACATCAAAAGCAAATGATGCGCCTGAATCTGCGCCAAAGATTACCGACAAGCCAGTATTTGGCGCGCTGGTTGCAGCTGTCCACAATTCCTCGCACAATGAATTTGCTGCGCCCCAGTCAGCCAACATTTCAACAGCAAATGTGCCTTGAGTGTCAGTTGTAAAGTACGCCTTGCCATCGAGTGTCTGGTAAGTGTTGATCGTTGAATCGACTGTCAAAGTCGCTGATGTGGCCTGTGCATCGTAGCTATCACCAGCAATGGTGAAAGTGATGTCTCTGCCGGTGATGATTGTTGTTGGCATGATTTCTCCTTAGTTGGTGTAGTAAGTGCTGACTTGTAAATCGGCCGTGAGGTATTTGCCCGCGCCAACTTCCAATGGTTGAGGTTGATTTACATTGCCCACGACATAGCCGTTTGGCATTGCGCTGATGATGCTGATCATCAATGTTTCGAGATTGTCCAAAGCTGCGGCATTGTTGGCATAAGCGACAACACCAGTCACAGTCAGATTGATTTTGACTTTTGTGGTTGATCCATTGATCAAAACGCTTTCCAAATAAGGTGCATCCGGAATCAAGCAAATTGATGGGCTTGTCATTGTTTCTGGGATGCCGTTATACACATTGGCAGCAATGCCTGAAAGTGCTGTTTTCAATGGCGTGCGGATTGCGGATTCGATGCTCATTGGCACATCGTTTCAACATCAATAAACGGCCCGAGCAAACCAATGACTCGATTTGTCAAGCTGCGGCCAAGCACAAATGGTGACGGCTGAAAATTGTCTGACATGATTTGATTGCCGGGAGCTGTGATGCTCTGAAAAATCTCAACCGATACAACCAAAATTGCGTTTTCAACTGGTGGTGTGTTTGCGTACAGCTGTGCGGCTGACCCACCGGATAAGGTCGCAAATGCCGCCGGAATAAACGGCAATGGGTATGTTCGATCAGCCGCCGCTGTTGCCGCTGTAAAAATGTATGGCTCAATCCGATCATCGGTGACTGTATAAGTCGCGTTGTAGGCTCCGGCCCCGGTTACAACAACAGATTGACCCGGCACAAAATAGTTTGGCCGCATTGTGGTGAAATAAATGACGGAATCACTCACATTGGCAAAAGTCACCGATGATTGGTATTGCGTAAGTAAAGGCAA